ATCACAACTAATTTTAGTATATGAAGTATCATAATCTACGACAATTTCTTCAGTATCCAAATCTTTTATTGACCAGTATGAAGAAGAAGGTAAAGCTTTTTGATTAGCAAAGCTTAACGTAGTTCTAAATGTTACAGGAGGATAAATATCTCTTACAGCAACTCTAAAACGTTGAACTGAGTCTTGTTGGTATTCACCTTTATTGTTATTTAATGTAGGTACACAGTAGCTAGAGGTAACTACTACTAATGAACCAGTAGTATAAGATGAATCATTCCATCTAAATTCTAATGATGGAGGATAAATAGTATGAGTAGTATCTGAGAAATATTTTAATTCAAATTTAGAGGCTGTTGTAAATTCTAAAGATGAAGAATGTTTTAAAATAAATCCATAATTAGAAATAACATTAGTGTAACTAGCACTTATAGCATTAGTTACTTTTAACTCAATATCTTTTTCAGTATTAAATGTAAAAGATTGAGTTGATTGGTAAGTAGAAGCAGTATACCAAGTGCCACCACCAAAATTGCTTCCAGAGTAAGAACCAGTAATACCTGGTAAAAAGGTACCAGTTGTCCATTTTGTACTTCCTGATTGGTCTGTATATGTCCAGCTTACTCCATTTGTAGTTTGGGGTAAATTACCTAAACGTCCTGTACCTTGGTTCCAATCAGCTGCTATTGGGTGACAAAATATAGTATAATCTAATGGAATTGCAGAGGCATCTGCTAAGTATGCTTTTAAATAAACATCAAAACTAGATGTTTTAATTAGATTAGTAAAAACACTACTTATTTCGCTTGTTGAAAATTTAATTACAGGGCGAGATACCTCTTCAGTACTTTCAATAGATTCATATGTACTAAGTTCTAGTATTTCGTCTAATCCTGTATTTAAAGCAGGATAGAATGAATAAAGCGTTGCGCTTTTTTCAGGGAATATTTTATAAACGGCCATAGTTAGTAATTACTACGTATAAATATAGTAGCTACTAAACTGTTTTACGCCAATAAATGGTAATATTCTTTAAAGTGCTTTTGACGATCAGCTAAACCAATCGTACCACCGTTAACACATTTAGTCACGGCTAATACAGATGCATCAGAGGCATCTTTACACTTTGCTAGACAATTTTTAGAAAAAAACCAAGCAGCGGATAACAGTGGATATTTAGTAGCAACTAAATCAGGATTAGCAGCAATATCAACACCAATTGCTTTACCAAATGCTGTATAATTTTGCTTACCTGTTAATTGGATATAACCACGTCCACGAAATTTAAAACCTTCACCTGATGTTTCATCACCATTACCCATGCGAGATGCATAAACGCGATTAGCTATTTTTTCAGGTTTACGTTGATATTGTTCAGCTAAAGCTTGTGTTGGAAAATATTTTTTAAATATACCTAATAAACCTTTAGCAGAATAATTAAGATTTTCATTTACAACACGAAATCCACCTGATTCATGTCCACATTGGGCTAAGAAATGTGCTACTTCAACTGGTGTATCAATACCAAATTTAGTCATTACATCAGGAATCTGAGCGATTACTGTATCAGGAATATGTCCTTTTAATTTATTTAAATCCATACTTTATAATTTTCAATAAATATTATTGAGTAACTACTCTACCTTGAATATCAGTATTAGGGAATCTTAACTCAAATACTGCTGGGTCTAATGATGGGTATACATTACCATTTTTAGTTGCGCCTGCTATATCGTACCCGTAAGGGGAGTAATTTCCACCTTGTTTATTTACTATTTCAAGTTTAACTACAGATTGAACACCTTTAACTTGTAAAAGTTTAGATATAATATCTGATAAAATAATTGGTTGGTTAATTTGCCAATTATCTATATTAAAATGATTTTGTAAAACAGTAACACAATTAGTTAATATTTCTTTATTTGAATATCCACTTAGTATTGTAATATCAAAATTAACACCAATATTAATATAAAAAGCATCTCTAATATTAATAGCATCAGTAACCATCCTATATTGATTAATATAGGTTACTAAATTATTTTTTAATGATATTGGTGCTTGTGTTAATTGTTTATTACTATTATAAGATAAAATATATAAATCAAGAGCAAGTGGATTGTATTGTGGAATAGTAGCTACTGTTTGTTGTGGTGTTCTATTAATATCTTGAGAGATATAGGCTTTAGCTACAGTACCATAATCAGAAGGCATTGATAATACTCTTACAATATAATCATCCTTAGTTACAGCTCTTAATTGAGTTGAATAAGAATATAATGCGTTTTGGCGAACTTCATCTGTTGTATCTCCATCTCTACCACCAGAGGATGGAATTGGATTTGCAGATATTACACTAGCTAAAACAGAGGCAGATAAAGGACCAGGTGTATTTTTAAAATAAACACCTGAGGTGTCAATGATTGTTAAATCATTAGCAGGCACGTTTGAGGTAATACCACCACCTACTAAATAACTTACATTTAAACTACCAACAGGAACTAAACCATATTCTTGAGTAAAGAATACAGATGCTTCATTATAATTATTAGTTAAATTAGAAATACCAGGAACTGATCCAGCAGCAATTGAATTAGCAGTTGGAATTACTTGACTATCAGTATATGTTTGAGATAAACCTGCGCCGAATTCAAGTTGTAAAGTATTATCAGATAAAAGTCTAGATACAAAACGTTGAGGTACTCTTTCAATTTGTAATAAATAAGGTACCTGATCAGTAGCAAATGATGGATTAGCTATTTTTTCAAAAATCGAAGATTGGGCTAAATAAGGTACTTCATACCAAACATCATTTACACCACCACTCCCAGTTACTGTTAATATTTGTAAAATATTTGAATCAGTAATATTAACTGTTCCAAATTTTTGATTTTGTGGAGGAGTTACAGTAGTATTTTTTATTTCAGCTGATATAGCAGGAACTGATTTTTTAAATAAGAAGTTATTATTATCATAAAAAGTAATCTCAGCACTTCCTGTTTCAGTAAAATCAATTTGTTGAGTTGTTAAAAATCTAATTCCAGTAGAAGTAGAAGTTAAATATGTGTTAGCAGGAATAATTAATCCATAAGTATTATAGTCAGGAGTTGAAATACCACCACTTGATGTAACAGGAATTAATTGATATACATCTACTACAGTATTTGAAGCGTATGATGCTTTAGGACGATAACCCATAACATATGACATTGCATATAGGTTTTCTTTTTCCTTAGCGTATAATAAGAAATTTTCTTGTACTTGAGTATCTAAATAAAATGAGGTAACATCACCAACATACGAAGCCATTTCAATAAATAAATTACCTGGAGTAGATTCAGTGAAATCGTTATATGTTGTTGGAAAGTATGTTTTAGCATACTGTTGCAACGCTGCTTTAAAGCTTGTAAAATCTTTATTTAAATACGATATATTTTTATCCTCGTTAGCCATTATTATTGAAATTGTACTGTTACTTGATCTGGTGTATTAGATATGTTTAAAATATAATCAACACTTAAGCTAACTAAATTATAATCAGCATTTGGTGTTACAGTTATATTAGTTAATGTTATTTGAGGAAGATAAATAGAAACACTATTTGTTAAACTTGCTTTTAATAGTTCTATATTTTCCTCAGTTATATGAGCAAATAAAAATCGTCTTAATTCAGTTCCAAATCCAGGATTCATTACTCTTTCTCCTGTTTCTGTTAATAATAAATTAATTAAGTTAGATTTAATTTGATCCTTAGTAGTATAAGTACTTTTAAATACACCAGGTGCATTAAAAGGCAGCGATACCCCAATTGCAATATTTTTCTGTAAATCTAATGGATTTACTCGTATTACGCGAGGTATTGGCATATTATCCTAAGTTTCTTAATCCTGATAAATCCTGAGCAGTCATGTTAGCAGCAGCGTCTTCAATAAAAGCCATAAATGGATTATCTGCTTTAGGATCTACTTTTAATTGTGGTTGAGCTTGAGGCGTGTCGTAACCAAACATGGCCCCCATTTTACTACGTAAAGCCGATTTAGTATCAGCCCCCATCGGTACATCATTGCTAGAAAAACTAACGGTTCTACCTTCAGTTAATTCTTGCTTTCTTTGCTCTAATAACATCACACCAATTTCTTCACGAACTGCTTCGCGAACCGCTTCTTTAATTAATTGTTTAAATAATTTTGCGTTCATATTTATAAATATTTTATCCTTGTAAGTTTTGTTGATCAATAACTAGTTTCAATTGTTCTATTAAATCATTAGGATCCTGGGTGAATGAATATTCACTTTTAAGTTGTTCTAGCCCATCCCTATTAATAGCTACGGCATAACGGCGTTTGTTACCTTTAACGACAAATTTTAAATCATTTTCCTCTTTAATTTTAAATTTAAATCCTTTGTATGGAGGATAATCTAAACCAGTTGGTAAAAAGAAATTAGACAATGCTGTTAAATTATCTAATGATTTTCCGTCTAATTTTAAGCTAATTTCCTTTAATCTTTCTTTTAATTCTTTTATTCTATTAACCTCGTTTCCTAGTAATGTAGTAGCAATAGCTATAACAGTAGTTAATGCTGCTACTAATGCTAATAGTCTTGTTAATCTTGGTTGTAATTTTATTTGAACAGGAATTAAAAAAGGAAAAGGTAAGTTTATTATCACAATAAAACCAGCTATTATAGCTGAAATTGTAGCTAGAATTCTTGTTATTTTTTGTAAGGAATCTCTTAATTTTTCTAATTTTTTAGCACTATTGTTAATTAATGTAATAGCATTATTTCTTAAATTAGTAGCAATAATAACTGTTTGTTCATCTTTTACTTGTGTATCAATATAAACATTTACTTGATCTACTAAAAGTTCTAATTTTTTTCTTTGATTAATTATATTTAAAAATTGTTTAATAAGCTGTAGAGCAATTACAGGTGCTAAACTTTTAGCTGTATTAGTAGCTACTTGTTTAGCTAAATCTATACTAGATTTTGTTTCATCACTTTGAGATTTCTTTCTTAATCCTTTTAATCTAGTTTTTAAAGCTTTTTGATTTTGTCTTATTTTAGTATAAGGATCATTTTGTATAGCATTTTTATCTTGTTGTATTTTTTCTCGCTGTACATTAATAGCTGCTATTTCTGCTCTATAGGCAACCTCAGCTGCAGCTTTAATATCGTTATACTGTTTTTCAGTAATTTGTTTTGAATTATAATCCTTTTGAGCTTTTTCAACTGTTGCTTTTTGTGTTTCTCCTGCTTGTTGTTCTTTAATAGTTAATGCTTGTAATTCATTATCTAATTGACCTGTTTTAGATTGATTACCAACAATCAGTTTTTCTTTATTTTTATCTATAAGTTGAGATCCAAAAGTTTTAATGGCAGTAGCAGCTGATATTGTTTTTAAAATATCAGGCGATATAACAGGTGCTACATTTATTTTATTTTTATCTGCCATTATGATGTAAATACTTTTTGTGATGGAATTTTTTCTATTAAATCACACATGCGTTGAGCATCCTTAATTAATTCTTTACCAGCAGCATTTATTCCTAACATAGGAGCACCCTCAGGTACTCCAACAGCACTAGATAAATAACTAGCTAATTTAGTTAATGTTTGTTGTAAATGTTCAAATAAATTAGTTGTTTCGTACCCTAATAACACTGGTTGAGGGATATTATTACTATTATAAGGACCTAAAAATACTGAGTTTGAGTTTAAATGCACTCTTGTATCGGCATTTAAGTTAATAATATTTTTAGTATTTATTTCAACGTTAGTGGTAGCAAAAATCATTACTTCATCTTTTTTAGAGTTTAAAGTAACACGATCTGCATTTATAATAACTTGAGCATTAAAATAATCAGGTGCATTTAAAGGATTAGTTAAATTATTTAATACACCTGTTTTATCAGTTTGTAAAGGTAATTTTTGAGTTGAGGTTAAATAAATAGAAGATGCATCTAAATTTATTTTTTCAACATGGTATTTTTCACCAGGTATATAAGCAAATCCATTTGATAAAATAGTAATTGGACTATCATCTTTACCTATGCTACTCCATTCATTTAATTTACTAAATAAAGTTGTTGTAGTAGAAAACCTAATAGCATTGCCTTGTCTACCTTGTAAAATATGATCACCTTCAAAAGGTAATAAAGTTTTAATTTGAGGATTTTCTACAAACGTAGCTCCTAAACTAGCATCTTTATCTGCTGGTTGAGAATTTTGTTGTTGGTTACCATAGAGATTAATGGTACTAATATAATATTTTTGAACAGAGGTATTTGATACCTGAGAGGCAGGTGATGGTAAATCCTCTAAAAATACTAATTCACCTAATACTGGGTAGTATTGGAATTGAGGGTAAAGGGGTTTAGCAACTTTACAATTATTTAAAAAATTATTATCAACTGTTCCAGTAGTATCCTTTGCTTGATCATAATCAAGATAAAAAATAGTTCCTACTCCATTATAACCACCTGCTTTTTTAAACATTTCAGGTGTTGGAGTTCCATCAGTAGTAACAACCCCATAAACTCTACCTACTTGAGCTTTTTTAATAGCTGTAAAGTTATTTTTACCTATAGAAGATACAACAGCCGATAAATTTTCTCTTACTCTCATTTTGCTGCCTCAAGTTGCACTACAGGTGCTTGTTCAAGTAATTTTTGACCTTGTTCTTGTACTGATTTTTGTTCCTCTAATAAAGCATTAATTTCATCCATATTAATTAATTCGGTTCCACTACTTGCATTAATAGTTGCGGCACGTTGTGCAATAGCTGCCATCTTAATTAATTGTTCGTTGTTTTTTACATTAACATCAATTAAATCCTTAACGGTAGGCATTAACATTACTGCGGAACCTGCGTTAGATGTGGCCATTGGTTTCATAGTATCTATGAACTCTCCAATTTGCTTATCAATATCTTTATTATTTTTGTGTATTTTTTTAAACAAATCCGATAAGGACATGCCATCAAATACCTGTACGTCATCAAAATTAGCCATAAAATGCGTTTACCAATAAATATGAATACTTAAATCTTTATATATCCGTGTTGATAATATTCATTATACAATTGAACATAAATGGTTTTAAGCTTTTTAATTATTTTAGTAATCTGAGGTGTTGATACGTCTGTTATTTCGCGTATATAAATGTATAATGCTTTTTTATTAAATATTTCCAATGTTTCACGTTTACGAAATAACTCAACAATAGCATCAGCGGTTTGAGCATCTTGTTTTTTAGGAAATAATCTATATATGTGAGTGTCAATATACTTAATATATTGATCCATAAAACTTAATTCATCAAATGCATTTTCTATATTTTTATCGTTTTCATATAGTAACATTTGTTCATCATCAGATTCATCTACATCAGCTTTTTCTTGAAGCTTTTTGTAGTTGTTCTCATTATAAACAATTAGATAGCGTTTAGCAATAGTACCAAAGTAAGAAAATGCTTTACCCTTAGTTGGGTTGTATAGATGAAGTTTTTCAAGTAGAAATGTAATTACCTCATGTTTTAACTCCTCAATCGTATCAGTATCGGTATAATAGAATTTAAACGTATGAATAATATTTTCAGCTAATTTATAAAAGCCATATTCAATACGCTCGTTGTAAATACGATTACGTTCAATTTGATCGCTAGATGCTAAATATTCTACAATTGCATCTTCAGTGTCTTGAGTAAAGTAAATACGAGGTTCTTTTGGTTTGCGTTTACGCGGTTTACCTCGTTTAGTTAGTGCTAAAGTTTCATCAGCAAAGATGTCAGCACCATAATTATCGTAATATGACATAGTGATTTTCCTAGTTTTACTCCCAATATAGTGAGAGAAAATCACATAACCAAACTAGCCTCTAGTATTATTAAATTCATTAATGATGGTTTGTATTTCCCTCAAATTTTGAAAGAAAGTACCTACTTCATCATCAGTTTGAAACGCACCTAAAGTATCTAATTCTTTAAGTTTTTCATTAGAGTTATTAATAATAATACTAATAGCATCAATATATTGACGTTGTTGATCAACGGCTTTTTCTAGAGCATTATTACGTCTAATAATTAAAAATACTCCAATACCAATTAATTCAACAACATGAATTCCTATTAACCAAAGCCACATCATTATTGAGCGAATTGTTGTGCAAAATCGTCTTGTTCTAAAGAAACGATTTCGTTAATTTTTTCAATTTGTTCTTTTACTTGATCTAAAGATTCCAAAACTTGGTCTTGATCCATTCCTCTGTTCACTTGAAATTTAACCTTGTTGACAGTAGCGTCTAATTGGTTTAATTTATCAAGTACATTGTTTTTAAATTTCATAATATATGTTTATATATAAATATATGACAATTTGTGGTTCCCGCTACCTCTCACGTTTATTCCCGTTCCCTTATTCTCTCAAACCCCGTAGGATAAAGTTACAAAAAATATTTTATACTTCCAAAGAAAAAGGGCGTCTTTTTTAAGACACCCTTCTAGATATAGAGATTAAACTAATTAAGCGTTTTGTCCCATTCCACCACCTTTACCGGTTGTAGAGGAAGA